GCTGAGCCTCAATCTGATCTAACCGCGCAGCCGTGCTAAGCGGTGCTGGTTCTGCAGGCACAACGGACAGGTGTTCGCCCGTCCAGACTTTTTCCTGGGTGGTGAACCGGAACCCGCAGGCTTTGCAGACGCAGCGGCGCCGCTTGGCCTGTGCCTTGGGTTGATAGCGGGACTCAATGACCCGGTGGCCAATGGCTCCGCATTCGGGACAGGGGATCATGCCGCCACCCCTGAATCAAACAACGAAGCAGACTGGCCCTCCGCCTGCTCCAGGAATCGGGCAGCCTGGCGGGCGTACTCGGGCTTCAGTTCAACACCGATATAGCGCCGTCCCATCTTCACGGCCTGATAGCCGGTGCTGCCGATCCCGTTGAACGGATCCATCACCAAATCGCCAGGGTTGCTGTAGAGGGTCAGGCAGCGTTCAATCACATCCAACTGCAACGGGCAGATGTGTCGTTCATCTTCCTGTCCCTTGGCCATGCGACCGTTTAGCACCTTGGTCTGATTAACCTGCATCCAAACAGGCGAGGCCAGCTCCTGCCACATGCCCACAGGCAAATCTTCTGGATCGTGGGTGACTGGATCGGGGTTCTCCTGGTCCTTTCGGAAGAACAGCATGTAGTCAGGCATTCCCACTCGACTACGTGTGCTGTCTTTCTTTAGTTGCTTGTAAAGCAGGCCTAAGGCTTTGGTCCGCTGCATCTCAATCACAGGATCTTTCCAGATTGTGCAGCGAGCGTGGTAGACCCATCCGGCGTCCTGGTGAGCACGAACAAGGTCGCCTCCAAAGTCATGCAAACCGATGAATCCATCTTTGCTCTTGCGAGCTGGCAGGTCTGAACAATGCACGCAGGCAACGCGGCCAGGCTTAAGCACTCGATACAGAGCTTCCGTAAAATAGGCGTAATGCTCCATGAACTCTTCATGGCTGCCGCAGTTACCCATGTCCCGCTCAGAATCTGAGTAAACAAACAAATCAGAGAATGGCGGCGAGAAGATAGCAAGATCAATGATGCCGTCTGGCATTCCGTTCATTACTTCAATGCAGTCGGCCAGATAAACTGCCCAGCTGTGGCCTTGATAGTCAGGTTTCATTTGAGAAAATCGGGAAGGGTGACTTGACTTGTGCGTGCGTATGCCTTTTTGAACGCCGCTGATTGATGGCCATTCATCGCTTCGGCCATAGCTCGCTTCATGCGCTGATGATCCTGAGCTTTGCGCTGCACGTTGTTCCAGATTGATGTCTCCGTGTCGCTGATCACGACGTGACAAGTAACTGGATTGGTCTGCCCATACCGCCAGGCGCGTCGCACGGCTTGGTAGTGCTGCTCATAGCTGTGGCTGACACTGGCGAAGATCACCGTGTTGGCGTGCTGCCAGTTGAGGCCTAGGCCAGCCAGCTTAGGCTTGGAAACGATCACCCGCCGCCGGCCAAAAGTGAAGTCGTCCAGGGCGGCGATCTTTTCCTCTGGGTCCATGGAGCCATGCACCTCGATAGCGTCGGGGATGGACTGAGCGAGGGCCGATGATTCGCCGTTGGTTTCACACCAAACGATCACAGCGCCGTCGGCGGCATTGGCGATCTCGGCGGCCTTAGCCACTCGATCATCCAATGTGAGCCGCTTCTCCTTGTGGATCGTAGTGGCGCTGCCATCGGGGATCCTGAACAGCATCCCGTCGGGCACGTCCACGGTGATGTCAGCCGAGACAGTGTGCAGCTCATAGCTGAGCGGCGGCAGCACAAATCCTGAATCGTCACCACCTAAATCGGATGGCAACGTGGCGGCCCTGGCCCAGCTGGCTACCCAGCCCCAGAAGTCAGCCTGAGCGTGCCCTTTCAGTCGCCAGTCTTGGCTGGCGGTGCTGGTGTCGTTGACGAACCACCGGCACAGCATCTCCATGCTCCCGAGATGGCCCAAGAACTCCGAGTGATTGCCCAGCTCCATGTGATCGTTTGGTGCTGGTGTAGCCGTGGCTGCCAGCCGGTACGGGGTCGATGTAAAGGCATCGCAAAGCAGGCGCTTGGTCGGGCCGGAAAACGCCTTAAGAATGGAGCTTTCATCCAACACGACGCCGCCGTAGACGCTGGGGTCCAGCTTCGGGAGTCGTTCGTAATTGGCGATGTTCACACCTGACCCGGCCTCTGATTGCTCGCGGATCACGCGGGCATCGACGCCGATTGCGGCGCACTCGCGCTGCATCTGCCTGGCCACTGCCAGCGGGGTCAGGATCAGCGCTGGACGGCCGGACTGCTGGGCAAACTCAGCAGCAGCAGCGGCCTCGACCCTGGATTTGCCCAGGCCAGTGTCCAGGAAGGCGGCAGCCCTGCCTTTCTCGCAAACAAACTGCAAGGTGGCCATCTGATGCGGGAAAAGGCTTGGCCACTGATTGGCAGGGGTAAATCCGTTCGAGGTTGCTGCGGTGCCCTTGCAAGCAATGAACTCCCGATAACTGGTGAGTGTTTTCATCGCTCAAACCTCAGCCCAGTCAACCCGAACCGCCGGGTGCAGCGTCCCCTCAGCGATGGCGCGGGCGGCGGCGGCGGGATCCATGGTGGTGAGGGTTGCGGTAAGGGCAGCAACAAAGTCATCCCGGCGCTGCTGCTTGGCCTCCTCAGCCCTGGCAGCCGCCTCCCGCAGTTCCGCCTCCATCTCGGCCTGCTGCTTGACGCGAGCCTCTTCCCGAGCGGCTGCCTCCTCAGCCCGGCGCTCCGCCTCTTCCTGCGCAAGGCGAGCCGCCTCCACCTGAGCCAGTGCATGAGCTTCGCGGGCGGCGATTGCTTCCCGTTCCTTGCGTGCCTGCTCTTCGGCTTCCGCAGCACGCTTCTCTGCTTCCAGTTCACGGGCCAGGCGATCGGCCTCCACGGCCTCCTGCTGCAACCGCGCAATGCGGTCGGCCTCCTCACGGGCTGCCTTCTCGGCGCGTAAAGCCTCCAGCTCCATGCGCTCAGCTTCCTGGGCAGCCAGGGTGTCGTGCAGGGTCTGCAGCCGCTCCAGGGCCTCAGCGCAGCGGTTGGCGCCAGCTTCGCTGAACTCCTCCAGCGTGGTGGGGTCGATCGTGCCTAGCTCTTTTATGCGGTCGTAAGCGTCTGAGACGGTTTCAACCCCTTCGGTGAGCGCAGCAATGCGATCCAGGACGGCCCGGTGCGCTTCGATGCGGGCCTCTTCCTTGGCTTCAATCGCCTTAATGGCCGTTTCGTGGGGCTCGATCAGCCCTTGAACGGCTGCTTCTAGGAGCTTGGCGCTTTCATCTACGGCTTTGCCGCGCTCTATGTGAACCGCCTTGGCGTCCTTCCTGGCTCGCTCAATCTTGCCCTTAAGGCCACGCAAGCCGTGGACGTAGGAGCGGGCTTGTCTGTTGTCCCACTTGTCGTCGTAGTCAAAGACCTTGCCGGGGGCCTCTCCTTCGGCAATGGCGATGTCGCAGGCGATTGCTTCCCATCGGGTGATCGCCTGCGCTTCGGCTGCCGGAACGATGGCGGCCTGGGGGGCGGCGGGGGCTTCCGTGGCGGCTGGGGCCTCGGTGGGCAGCACCTCTGCGGTAACGGCTGGGGGTGCTGCGGTGGCGGCCTTAGCGGTTTTGGCTCTGGTCTTGGTGGTGGTGGCGGTCATGTGGTGGTGATCGTTTCGGAACGACCTAAGTACGATACCATTTTGAAACCGCAACGGCTTAGGCCAGCGGCAATTCATCACGAAACACCACCATGGCAACCGCTACCAAGACCAAAACCCAGGCCCCTGAGGAGGCCATCAGCATCAAGGCGCCGGATTTCCGGTTCCTGGAGATCAACATCCGGGGCACGGCCCCCCTCGTCGTGAACCGCTTCTCAGCGAAGGCGATCGAGATGATGCGGGCCACGCAGGAGGCAGGCAGCGCCGCAAAGTCCAAGAAGGTGCGGGAGCCGAAGGACTTTGATGCCCTGTTTGAGAACGCCAAGCATGTTTCAAACGAGGGCTGGGAAGGCATCCACGCTGCCGCTTTCCGCAATGGCGCCATCAGTGCCTGCCGGGCTGTGGGCTACAAAATGACCCATGCCAAGCTCGCGTTCAGCGTGCTGCAGGATGGCTTTGATCGGGTAGACGGCGCCCCGCTGGTGCGCCTTTCCGAGGGAGTGGCTGAGCAGTGGGTGGCTCCAACCCGGAACGCTACGGGCGTGGTTGATCTGCGCTGCCGCCCGATGTACCGGGAATGGGCTGCCGTGTTGCGCATCCGGTATGACGCGGGGATGCTCAGCTCTAGTGATGTCGTGAACCTGATCAGCCGGGTAGGTCTTCAGGTGGGCATCGGCGAAGGGCGCCCCGATAGCAAGGCCAGCGCAGGCCTAGGCTTTGGCCTCTTTGAACTTATCTAACAATCGGATTACGTGGGCCATGGTTGCGTCTGCTGCCATGGCCTTGCAGGCATGGTGCGGAAGGCGTGTCCGGGGCTCGCAAGGGTTGACGCGGCAGGCATGGCCCGGTCAGGTCGGAACGGCCAAGCCGGGAGGGCGTGGCAGGCACGGTGTGGCAGGGGAGGCCAACCATGGTCGGGCCGGGAACGGCAGGCATGGCTTCGAGGGGCTTGGCGAGATCTGGACTGGACGGGCACGGCAGGCATGGCTTCGGAAGGCACGGCCAGGCCAGTTCTGGCAGGCAAGGCGTGGTCAAGCGTGGAAGGTCTGGCACGGCTGGCTAGGTGTGGTCGGGCTAGGGCAAGGCACGGCTGGCAAGGTCTGGTGGGCACCTCTGGCGGGGCATGGCAGGCGAAGCAACAAGGGCATGGCTGGGTCTGGTGTGGCAGGGTGCTGCAGGCATGACTAGGCGCGGAAGGACAGGTTCGGCAGGCAAGGCAGTGGTGGCAGGGCCAGGACCGGACTGGCAGGCGTGGCACGACGTGGCGTTGAACGGCGGGGTTGGCAGGCACGGAGTGGCGAGGTCAGGAGCGATCGAGGCACGGCATCGGACGGCAGGCATGGTCAGGAAGGCAGGGATCGGCAGGCAAGGAAAGGCGTGGCCTGGACAGGCGTGGCTGGCAAGGCGAGATCTGGCGCGGAACGTCTGGCGCGGCACGGCAGGCATGGCACGGTCTGGATGGGTAGGGCACGGCAGGACTGGCTAGGAAGGCCTGGCGGTGTACGCCGTCGCAGGCTCGGCGTGGCTCGGCAAGGCGCGGCATGGAAGGGCATGGCAGGCAAGGCAAGGAACGATCGAGGATCGACCGGGCGTGGCGCTGCTGGCCTCGCTTGTTGGCGCAAGGCACCGCACGATGCGGCTCAGCTTGCGTGTTGCGATTGCCAAATGGCAGCAGAATGGGGGCTTGAATGGGCCCCCTCATTCCTATCCCCTGAACCCATGGATTTCATCAAAGCTGAACCTGAATACGTCTTCCGAATTGAGGATGGCGAGGAAGCGATGGGCGTCGATGCTCAGACCGCTGGCAGCGAGCTAGACCGCATCCGGCGGCGTGATGGCACGATCCGCCCTGCTGTGGTGGTTGACGAGGCCAGACCGGAGCAGGCACCGCTGCATCCGGCGTTCGAGTGGCGCGACCCGGTGGCTGCTGAGCAGTGGCGCGAGCATCAGGCCAGCACGCTGATCAAGGTGGTGCGGGTGGTGCCTGCTGCTCCTGTGGAGCCCCGCGTGGCCTCGGTGCGGCCTGTCACCCAGCCGGTGGCCCCGTTGGTGGAGCGCTACGACCCGATGGCTAAGGAGGTGCTGGAGGCCGTGGGCTTGGTGGTAGAGGCCCGCCGCAGGGTTGAGGAGCTGAAACTACGCACCCAGCGCATGGGTGATCGCAAGTCGATGGCTGTCCTAGGAGTGGCGTTTGGGATGCTCGATGAAGCCCATGAAGCGCTGACCAACTGTCAGCTCAGTAGCACATGGGAGCGAGAACTACAGCAGGCCCGGTGAGACTGGAACAGAGATCGAGGGGGCCGTGGTTGGCCCCTTTTTTATGAGCGGCTCAACGGTGACCGGGGGTCAGAGGTGATCGCTGGCCCGCTCCATCCACGCCTCGGCGTAAGCCTGCACCTCGGCCAGCTTGCGGAACATTTCCGCCCGCTCGTCTCGGGCCTGCTGCCAGGCAGCATCGCCCTGAGGGTAGAAGTCGCGGGCGTTGCAGGTGGCGGCCTGGAGGGCATCACTGGCCCTGTCGATGGCCCGGTAGACGGCGTGGTACTCATCGGCCAGGGACTTGGCCCCGGTGCCGTTGAGGTGGATCGTGGGGAGGGCGTAGGCGGTGCTGGTGGCGGGCATCGGTCGGAGGCGGTGGGTTGGTGGTGTGGTTGCCGGATAGGCTCCGGCGGGCCGTGGGGGTCAGGCGGCCCAGGCGTAACAGGCCTCCAGGGCGGCAAGCGTATAAGTAAGCGTGCTTTCCTGGTACGGCATAAAGTAAAGATCTGAACCATCGATGCACTGAGAAATGCCAGCGGGTTCGGCGTTGCAGATTTGATCAATAGTTGGTGCTGTCCAGCTGTAGGTCACTCCGCTGAAGATGTGGTGAGAAGTGCGGGTTTTTGTGGCGGCGGTCATGGCTGGTGGTGGGTGGTGGGTGGATCTCTCCCCCTGTCTCCATACTGTAACCCATCCGTTACGGCACGGAAGGAGCAGCGCTGGCCGGTTCACAAATTGTCATCCGCTTGCCGCTGCCGCTTTCTCGCCCTGCTCCGCCGCACTCGCTCCGCCACATCGGCCCGGCCCTCGGGGGTGAGCCTGAGCCAGCAGCGCTGGCACCACGGGTCGTACTTGCCGGTGTGGAGAGTGCCGCAGGCTTGGCAGGGCACACGCACCGCTGGGGGCAGCCGCTCGGCTTGCCGCTCTCGCCAGCGGCGTTGGCGGTCGGCGGCGGTGGGGTCAGTAGGCATGGGCAGGCGCAGGCATTAATGGAACCACGCGAGCGAGGGTATGTGAGTCGCTCCAATCCGTTTTCCATTGAGGGCAATGCAGCCACGGGCATTTGCCGAAGTTGCTGGCAACGTGCTCCCACGATCCGTTTGCCCAGCGTCCTTCATGGTTGAGGTACTGAACTGCGCCCTCGTGGTCGCCGTCTTCCGCTGTAGGGGGCCTGTCGCAGATTGGCTCTGGCCAATGATGTGGATACACCTTGATCGCTGTTGCGGCGGTGGGGTCAGGCATGGGATCGCTTTAGTTTTGGGTACAAGCCATTGCCAGTGGTTTTAACTAGCCATCCAGTTGCTACGAGGTCTTCCACGGCGTAAAGGACTATTGCAACGTGAAAATACCCGACTAGATCAACGGTATCGACCAATGTGTTTGGGCGATTGATAAAATACTGCTTCAGAGCTTCGCGGATTCATTCGGGCGATTGATACATGGCGGGTTGGTTGGCGGTGGAATGGGTTGCCGGGTAGGCCCCGGCGGGCCGTGGGGGTCAGGCGGCTTTGACGTGGAGGCCTTGAGCGATCTCTTTAAGCTCGGATTCAGTGCGGAAGACCAGCATGAACCAGAAATCTCCGGTGACTTCACAATTGTTGGCTTTGATGACGTTCATGATGTCGTGGCGGAGGGCTTGCTTGCGCTGAGTGGTGGTCATGGCTGGCTGGTGATGGGTGGTGGCGGGATCTCCCCCCCCCCGATGCACATACTGTAACCCATGCGTGACGGTCTGCCCTGCCCATCGGTGGCCAGTTCACATAACGTCGCAATCAGGCCAGCAGCTTGGCCACCCGATGGCGAGAGCACCCCAGCCGGCGGGCGATTTCCCGCTGACTGACACCAGAGCGCCTCCAGCGGCGGGCCCGGTCGCGTTTGGTTTCAAGCGCCCAGGCAATAGCAACCAGGACGATCAGCAGAGGCGTGAGCACCCACAGCAGGGCGCAGGAAATGGTGGTCATCGGTTCGGTGGTGGTAGAACCAACCGGGGCGCTCAGGCCTCGCCGGTCAGTTGGAAATGGTGTGCCGGATCTCTCCGACTCGCACATCATAACCCCTGTGGCAGCGATCAAGGCTGGTATGATGCAGGGGCAGCGGGGTGGTTCCTGCTGTTCAGGCCGGTCGGCCTGGTGGTGAGCGAAGCCCTTGGCGTGATCGTCAAGGGCTTTGCTTTTGGTTGCTAAGGGGGATCAAGGTGATCAATGCCCCCGGCCTTTCGTCACCAACGCACCAGCGCTTCTCGCACACGCAACCGGTAAGGCGTGCGTCATCTTCATAGGCCAGTTTCGACAAGGAATCTTCGGTTGATCGTTGCAATTTGCTGGCGTCTGGCTTGACGCAGTGGTGTGTCGGAGCTTCCTTGCTGGTTGCACTGCTCAGTGCAGGGTTAAGCGGCTTGAGGGTGCCGTCCTTGCGGTAATGCCCAGCGGGCCGCTGAAACAGGAAGACAGCAGACATTCGCACAGGTCCCCGCAACAAAGGAACCTTGGCTGCAATGGCAGCATGGGCCACCATCGCCCGCCAAGGCTTGACAGTCTTACAGGATTCAATCATTACACCTTTCCCTATATGAGTTTTGCTGCCCTGAGGCGCGGCTTGCATACCCTCAACTAGAAAGGTGTAGGCCACTAGAACGGCACCTCCTCGTCAGATGGGGAACCACCCCAGCCGCCTTGATCGTCGCTGTCTTTCTTGCTGCCCAGGAGGGTGAGTTCCTTGACGTTGAGCACCACCTTGCTGCGCTTCTCACCTGTGGCCTTATCGGTCCAGCTTTCGTTCTCTAGTTGCCCGCTGACGGCGATCTGGGAGCCCTTGCGCACGTAGTCGGCGGCAACCTGGGCGGTCTTGCCCCAGATCTTCAAGGTGAGCCACAAAGGCTCGGCATCGCGTTTCCAAACGTCCACCGCAAGGGTGAGGTTGGCGACAGCGTTGCCATTATCGAGATAGCGCACTTCGGGATCACGACCAGCGCGACCGGTGAAGCTGCAGACGTTGAGAGATGCCATGGGATGTTGGGTTAGTGGAGGTTGCCGGGTTGGCCCCGGCGGGCCGGTGATCAGGTGGTTTCGGTGCTGCCTGTGTCCAGCGCAGCGGCAATCATTCGGTCGATCTTCAGCAGATCAGCCGCTGCCTTTAGCTCAATTTCGTGCCGCATCGCAGCCAGCGCCAGCGCTTCGGTTGAGTAATAGCGTCGGGGCTGCTGGCTTGCGTTCCTGTGTTTTCCTGCTTTAGGTGCGCGGCCAGGTCCGTGTAAAAAACTACTGCTCCAACCAATAAACACCGTCTTAGTCCAGGCGTTGTAGTCCCAGCCTTCGCTGTAGCCATCCTTAGGCACGCCTACATCCCGCTGGACTGGGTTTGTCCACCGCAAAGCGGCAAGAGTTTCGGCGCGGTCAATCGCAGCCTGCATTGCTGCTTGCTCTTTTTTGGTCATTGCCATGTCGTTTAGAGGAGAAGTGTGCGGGAAAGGATTGATCAAGCGGCAGCCGGAGCATCCCAGGTGGCCGGCAGATCGGGGTCGTCGTCGGACTCGGCGGCATCGTTGCTGGCTGCAGCAGCACCGGCAGCGTTCCACTTGGCTACCGAGGCATCGCTCACGCCAGCGGTGGCCAACTTGCGCTGAATGTCGGCAGGAAGGCCAGCAATGGCGGCTGAGGCGCCTTTGCTCAGTTCATGAGCCATGGCGGCAATTCCGGCTTCGGTTAGCCCAGCCTCGCGACAGCGCTTGATGGCGGTCGCCAGGGTGATACGGGCATCGTTGGCGGCGTTCTGAGCTGGTGTGGGCTTGGCGGCGTGTGCTGAAGTCTTTGGTGCTGCGCTGCGAGCCGCAGTCTTGGCAGACAAAGGATCAGATTCGCGGTGGGGATTCTCTACGGGTTCCTTAGCCCAGAGTTGCCAGGCCAGGCCAAACGAGGCGGCGGCGGCGGTGCATAGGCAGCGGCGGTGGGTGTCGGTCAGGTCGCGGGCGTCAATCTTGGCGAGGGGAACCGCTGCGTTGCGGTTGTCCATCACCGCCTGGGGGAAGTCAGGGGTGACAGAAGCACCGGGGCCCTCGAAGTAGCCGACCACATATCCGGTGCCGTTAGGGGCCTCCCATACGTGCCGCCCTTCGGTGGTAGGGCGAAGGTGGAACTGCCAGCCGGGAGCGTGCTCACGCAGGAGCTGAGCAGCGCGGGCCCAGTTGATGTAGTCAGCCGCGTAGGTGCCAGTGCCTTTGGTGTCAATGTCGGCGGCGCTGATCACGCTGCCCAGGTTTGGCGGGGCCAAGGGGCCCGAGGCTTCGGTCATGGGAAGGTCGGTGGTGGTGTTGCCAGAGCCTGGCCGTAGGGCTGTCCCCTGGCTTTGCAATTCTACCCCATGCCTAAGCCGTTTGGGAACCGCAACGGCTATGCTGCCCACGTCAGCCGCTTCGCCTACCCCTATCGCGTTATGCACTTCCTGCATATTCGTTAGGCTTTCGCAACATACTTGCGAGATTAAAGGGCCTTAACTGCATCCCCGTAGCAATTCTGCTGCAGCCCGAGGCATATGCTTGCGGGGGGGGGGGGGGGGGGGGGGGGTTTAAATGCC